ATTCATAACGGTGAACTGTGGGTATGCTATTAGTTCCAAGATCAATGCGAGGGCTACGTCAGGCAACTCCCCGTCGTCGTTCTTAGCAACAAGGCAATACGAACCACCGGCCTTAATACTTTCGTATATGTCATTGAGAGTCATCTCACCATGCATGGCATCTTCCACACACGGCGTTAGCACCTCAGCAGCCTGCGGCCAATAGGTATCAAGTAACTGAACCGTAGACAAGAACAGAGGTTCATACTCAGTAGCCGGAGACTCCACTAGTTTAAGCGCTTTTTCCGCCATCATCCTTCTCAATCATTTTCTCGAAGAAGTCAGTTCCCTTCTTGCGTACCACATGCGCCGGGATAACAAATTCACCATCGTGTGCAGTGATGGCTACACTACCATCCCTATTACGGCTGCTAGGGACTTCTCCTCCGGCTTTAAGGCCTGCTCTAGGGGCCTGTCCTTGCGCCTGAGGGGCTGCGCCTACTGGCTGGGGCGGTTGCCCTTGCGCCTGAGGGACCGCGCCCGGTGAGCCCGGCTGGCCCTGTATAGCCTGAATAGCCAGAATAAGAGTGAATACTAGCCCTTGGTCGTACTGTTGCGGAAGATCCTGCTCCTCCGCGAGCCCCCTCTGAACTGCGAAATTCCGCAACTGGGGCCAGAGTTGGGGGTTCTGTGCCGCAGCAGTAGCTAACTGCCCAGCCAAATTAAGCTCCTCCATGGTAACTTCGCCAGCCTGAACTGCCTGCTGTACGAGGTTCTTAACCTGCAGAAACTCCTGTGGATGCTCACGGATAATACGCTGTGCCTCGGCCTGCATCTGCTGCGAAGGAATTGGTGTGTTGTTCCCGGCAGGGTTAACACCTGCTTGCTGAGGCTGAGCATCAACAACACCACCTTGCTGGAACTGAGACTGTAGAACGGGACCACCTTCGGGTAGACCGGGCACACCCTGTTGTAAAACACCAGCTTCCGGGGCATCAAACGACGGATCAGTGGCTAGCTTTACCAACTCTTCAATAGAAGCGTCGTCAAAAGTATCTGCGTCAGCCATATCAGGTCCCTCTCATATTTCTAATCAGTAAGTCTAGGGCTTGCCTAGTACTGTATACATCATTAGCAAGCTCCTGCACATCTTCTTTCAGAGCCCGAAACGCAGCTAAAGCTGCAACATCGCTACCGGATATCGTATACCCTTCTGGGTCTACGTTCTGAACAGAGCCCATACTTTGGACGCCGACTTGCTCAACAGTTAGATCACCACGCACTACAGCCCTACTAGCAAGATCGGACTCACCTCGAGTAGATGTTAAAAGCTCAAGATTTTCCTTGATAGCACTGAGGAGCACTGCGAGGTTTTCTTCCAACCCTTCTACAGGGACATCGGGTGTCGCTGAAAACCGTCCAGCCATTATGCTTTCCTCAGTCCATCAGGCGTTTCACCCATGTGGATAGCCCGCACTCGCGCAGGTCCCGAAACACTAACTTCGAACGTATCCGATTTATACCCAACAGGGCAACGGAAAATAGAAGAGTCCGTAAGGGCTTTAGTAAATACTAATGTTTTGTTTTGCCATAACCTGAATGTAACTGTGTATGTGGATGGCGCTGTGCGCAGGGAACGCACAAGCCCATTACTAGGTCCGTGCACTACAATAGTGTTAAACGCAGCAAAGTTATTAACATCTACACCATCAGCATCAACGTAGTCAGTGGGACCATTGATAGAACCAAGTTGCTCGCTGTCTGACCAGACTGCAGTGTTGTATGTTACCACAGCTGTATTATAGGCAGCGTAAGCAGCAGTATCCGCATCAGTCACGGCATAGTCAGCAACTACACGCGCTGCACCTACATTGATGTAGTCTTTAGTTACGATGGTCTTAGACTTCCATTCTAGCGTACCAGTAATATTTGCGTCATTACCCCACTCAGTGATGTTGCCCAGCTGGTCCGATGAGGTGTACATGATATTAGTAGTTGGGTCAGTCCATGCACTATTAAACTTGTGCCCCGTCGTAGTGAGATACCCACCTATCTTTTCGTCGCGCTCGAAAATAAAGGCACCGGTGCTGTGCGACGCATAGTATTTATTGTTGAAGAAATGACCAACCACTGTTGTGGGGTCTACGGTATCATCGAACGTGTCGTACTCATGGACAAACTCAGTGACAAATTTCATACCTCTTGGAGACCAGAGCGCCATACCGCCATATGTAGCATACAGCACGCCGTACCCCATATTGACTACTGACTTTTTGGACAGGCATGGATAGGGGTTGTCGATACGAGCTATACCGAGCGTAGCAGGATCGGACCCGGTTACGCGATACGCATACTCCTCGGTTAAAACTACGAGGAACCCAGCAACAGCCTCAATAGCTACAATATCGTACTCGAATGTACGACGATATTTCTCAGGCCAAGCGTGCGGCTTGGTGGGTTCGGCAAAAGCCAACTGGTTGCCAAAGAACCCAGCAATCATGTTGTTCTGTGCTAGTGTGAGACCAACCATAGTCGCATCAGGAGCGTCGTAGTCATCGGTGATTAGCAGGTCAACAAGGTTCAGGAAATCGAAGTTATCGGTGAAACTATCGTTGGAAATTGTCCCTGCCGTATCAGCTATACTGGCTTCGTCAACCCGAATGAGACCAGCTGTGTCAGCCGTACTAGCTTCGTCACCAGCAGTATTTGGGTAAGTGAAGTTATCGTCGTCTATGCGTGTAATGGTGACCCCGACTTCATTGTATGACGAGTCAGTCATATTCGAGATTGTTGCCACATCACTTGTAGACATGCCGTGCCCAGTACTCTGTATGGAGGCTACATTAGCAGTGCGCTCCCGAAGCTCTGTACTCTTACCACCTGTGCCATTGTAAGTGAACGTCGTCGTGGTTGGCACTGAAGTTATGCGAACCTCAGTCTCATCATACGTTGAGTCCGTCATGCTAGCGATAGTCACCCTGTTATTAACTATGAAGTTATGTGCTGCTGCCGTAGTCAGGGTAACCACGCCATCAGTGCGCTCTCTGAAAGTTGTTGTGTTGCTATCGTCACCCCAGTACATGGCCGGGTCATCGTCGGGTATCTCGGACGCATCGTGCAGCAACGTACCCGTCGTGTCAGCAGTGGACGCCTTATTAGCCGCGACCTGCGCATAACTAAACTTTGTATCGCTGTCTACTACGGTGACGATACCATCAGTGATGTCAAATGAGCTATCGGTGCAGCCGTACAACTTGAACCTATCCCCCACAATAAAAGAATGATCCGTGTCCATAGTCACACTGGACACATTAGATGTACGCTCTACGAGCGTCGTAGTTGTGGGGAAGTACAGCGTAGTTAAATGGTAGAACTCCGTACCAGATGATGAGGTTAGCGTACGATACAGCCGCATAGCAGTAATGAAGTTGTCACCAGCTGGCGCAGCTGTTGGGAGGCCAGTGACAGTGACGTTCTGGCCTTCTTTCAAAAACAGAGTATCGGAGGGATCAGACGCAATAGACTCTTCATCCCACGGAGTATACCAAGTATATACATAATCCCGTGTAACGGTACCGCCAGCTAAGTCAATCGTAGCTTCGGTGTTAGTAGTTTCCGCTATTGCGTCACCAGCATTGAAATATTCAAATGTAGTATCACTCGTCACTGTAATACGAGTGTTGACGACATTAAGTTCCGGCGAAGGCGATGTTGAGAAGTCACGTACTGTAACAACTTGTCCAGACCTAAACCCATGTGCTGCAGCTGTCGTAATAATCGCAGTATTGCCAGAGTCGCGTTCGAATTTCGCTGACGTAGGAGAGGTAAACGAAACCACCGCTGTTGTCAGCGTAGCTGTTGGCAACGGAAGTCCGAGCTCATAGAACCCACTAGTAGCCGGATAGGGTTCTGAACCAGCAGTAGCTAGAGCAAATGTCGTAACTTTGGGTGCGCCGTCACCAGTATAATAGAACCGCAACTCGTCATCATTTGAGTCCGTAACAGTGATGACATCAATATCGGCAAGCCAAGTCAACCATTCGAGGGCATCCGTATCCGGGTTACGCATACCGAAAAGTGTCTTAAGCTCCCCCAAGCGGGGGACACTGTTCGACTCGAAGGTCTCCGGATACGGTATCAAGTCACCAGAATACAGCTGTAAATGGTTCGCAGTTTGCGCTGCGCCATCAGGCAATAGCTCACTAGAAACCTTTGGCGCAGTTCCCAAAAACTTCTGTATCTTAATCGCAGCCATGCTCTACCCCAATGTCTGCAAAAATTTCTTAATACTCTTACGATAATGTATCATGCGGTGAAGATCACCGTCTAATGGAATAGCTACCCCAGCATGTGCATACAGTGTAGGCCACCGAAAGTGACTAAGCGCCCAAAAAGACTGCCATGGTGATTGCCGAGGTGGTGTGTATGTAACTGGGTCTGTGAAATGCTCAAACCGCCAGACAGGAAATTCCACACGAGCAACGAAGTCATAGTTCCCAATACGAGGACTGCCAAAGAAATACCCAGCTTCAGCTTTAAAAGTAACCCCAGCCATAAGTGCAACACCACCAAGGCTGTGCCCGCACACTATGCGTGGCCGCGAGTCTAGTGTTTTGAGGGTAGCAGCAATCTGGCTCTCAACTTTTTTATAGTAGTCATAGAACCCAGTATGCACTCGGCCACCACACGGGAAATCAGTCTTGACATACTTAACATCATCAATGGTGTCACTAAACTCATCAGTACCACGATAGGTTATATAGTATGCTTGGTCGTCAGCACAGACCATAGCTTGTGTATTGTCGGTATTATAGAATGCAATACGATCAAGCCCAGCTTTCTGCAATCCCCGTATGGGATTATCCTTGTAGACAAGCTCAGCGGCGTCCACACACCGTTGTACCCGAATAGGGCTTAGCTGGCTGCGTAAGATCGCACTAAGAACCATTACTTACCACACAGTTTATCAACCGCAGTACGCTGCCCTTCGTCAAGGACACGCCAGTAAGCACCTATGCTGATAGCACAGGGTGTCCTCAACAGGATCATGGCCTCTGTATCCTTGAAAGCTTTAGCCTGATCCTCAACATAACTAAGGGCAGCGCGATGTTCGGCGGTACAACCACTGAGGAACAACAGCATAATAATAATGACATACTTACTCACAGAAGAACCCTCTCAAAGTGCCAGAGGTCTTTGAACTCTTGGTCGTTGAGATCGGCGTTCCTGTTCCAATCGCCGCCCCATCTCAGATTGATCTTCATCTCTGCCGCGATGCCCATGACGATACCCGCGACGTGGATCATGGTCATGGGGTCGCTGTACTGCTCCGGCCATGGCACTATATCGACGGCGTCCGCGAGTTGGGCAGGGTCGGTGACGTTGTGCTTACCATCCGGCCACCGAACCTTGGACTTGCCTTCGTCGTACATCCGGTTCTGGTCTTCCTTGTTGCGGATGCCGCAGACAATGGAGATGTCGCGCACTTCTACTACTCGTTCCATCAGCCTCTGAAGATCCCAGTGGCACTGGTCGAGGTTCTCGCGGGATTTAGTTCCGAAGGAAGCCATCAATTATTCTCTAATGCCGCCCGAATTGCTTTTAATTCGCCCATGATTTCGGCCTGCTTGATAACGATATCCTGTATCTGGGACATCTTGCGCCACTGGGCGGTATTCTGTTCTTCATTCTCTGTGACGCGCTGGTTAATGCTACCAACCCAGACCGCCCCTGCCATGAGACTGATGGCGAGACCGATAGAAACACCTGTGTTTTTATCAATCTGCACGAGGTTTCTCCCGCCGCTCGAACTTCATAGCTTCGTCGAGGCGCTGGTGGATACCGGCGATACCTTTGGAAACTCGCATCTCCCGTTCTTTGGCATCGTTTTTGATATCCGCAACTATATCCCTCAGCGCATGGTTCGTGACAAAATCTTTCTGAGTGTTGAGGCGAGTTTCCGATAATTCGAGCCGCACTTCTTCGGCACGCTGATGGGCAAGAGCCGCCTTCTTGTCACAAGCCAGTATTTCGGCACGGAGGTCAGCGCGAGACTTATACCAGAACCCGATGACCGGAATAGCGGCGACCAGTCCGGCCCACCATGTTTGAAATTGCTGTTCTGGCATATGTCGCTCCATTACCACCTCTAGGGTGTAAGTATTTCCGTTTTCCGAGCCACAGTAATGACACCGCCAGCAACGAGCAACGAAAGAAATCCGTCCGTCTTAGCATCGAGAAGATCAACGTAGTTTCTGGCTTGTGCTCTTGCCAACCCCTGCACCAATGCCTTGTGCTTCGGTTTACCAGTTGTAATGTCAACCTCGTAAACGTAGTCTGTAGCGTCGTCCCATTCAGTAGGCGTGAACCGTGCTTCGAAGTCACTGAAACTGACTTTAATTTCAGTTGGCGGTAAAACAACAGGAGGATCAAAGTCAGTTCCATTCCAAACATGGCCCGGACCTCCTTCCCCGTTAACGAATTCGTGACCAGAAGGCAATTGCCATTCTCCTTCGACACCAGTCCAATCATCGGGAAGTCCGATTTTATTTGCCCACTCTTTCGTTACGGAATTTATGAAAGTTTTTTTCATGTTACATATTCCTCGACGTAAACTAGACCATCCGCGCCGTCACCGCCGTGTTTCCAAGCACCTTGACCACCGCCCCCGCCAGTACCGGGATTAGTTGCAGCAACACCGTGACCGGCTGAAACAGCACCACCTAATCCTGTAAACGGTTGTCCACCACCTTCAAATTCTCCCCTGTCGCATTTTCCGGGGTCTTGGTTATTTGCTTCGTCAAACATATCAGCGAGAGAGCCAACACCGTTGGCGGCACGGTTTTCTTGCGAACCATTACCAACCGCTCCACCGGCCCCACCTGTACATGAAGCATGTGACCCAAAAGACGTTGTTCCTCCTGCTGAGCCTGCTGCTCCCTGTGCTCCTTCTGCGCCACCTGCTCCGATAGTAACAGTTTCGGTTGAGATAGCGGAAACATCGAGCCAGCGGCAATGTGCAAAACCACCTGCACCACCACCACCACCACCAGAACCACCGACGTTCAGGGTGCCACCACCACCACCACCAGCACCAAGACACCAGACCTTGATACGAGTGATACCGGCGGGCTTCGTCCAAGTGCCGGAAGCAGAAAACGATTGAACGCTCGTTAAGCCTCCACCAGCAGAAGCTAAAGCAGCAATAGCCTGTGATACTCGTTGAGCTGTCCAAACTCTTTCATCAGTGGCCGTTCCTGCTTCTGCTTCTGCCTGAGAAGGAACATCAAGATCAGCCTGAACGTCTGTACCGATTTCAAGGCCGAGAGTCGTTCGTGCCGTAGCAGCATCGCTAGACCCCGTACCACCCTTCGCCACCGTAGTTGGAACAACTGGAAGGCCATCATTCGGGAAAGGTATAAACAAAAACGTAGAGGTCGTTAGTGCATAAACCAATGCCAGATCATTTGCTGCTGCTTGGAAATTAGTATTGCCGACACAGGTAATTGTGGCACTGTCAACTACAGACGCAGCGTCATCAAAAATAACCCACATGGTATCCCCAGCTTCCTTGGGGGTACCAAAATCCGTTATGGCATTCGTACCTGTAATGTGGACAGTATTACCGTCAAAGTTAGCCCAGATATCGGTATCTCCAGCAACAGAAGCTATGTTTGCTCCTTGTGCAAATCCTATAAATTTACCGTTGGGATCAAGAAACCCACCAAGCTGGGGAGTTAGATCGTTTACAATATCGGTTAGCCCGCCGCCTTGATCGCCCGTACGACTAAAAGTAAGGCGAATACTATCGGTGTCTGCAAAAGTCCCAGCACTATCTACATGAGTAACAGCAAGTTCTGTCCAACCAG